GTTATGATACTCATGAGTTTTTATTTGAACGTGACCCAGAGGAGTGGAGAACGTTTCAGATGTTAGAGTTTCCTCATGAGGATTATATTGAAACTGTTGTGAGTATGTGTTACGGAGACAGGGCTGGATATATTACAACAGTTGACCTTGAAGAGAATTGTAGTTATGCACCACTTGCTCGTGGATTAAGGAAAGTAAACTTTGAAGAAACTTTCCATGTTGGTCATGGTGAAAAGTGGACTAAGTTCTTTTGGAACAAGGACGATGAAAGCAGAGCCAGAGTACAAGAGTGTGTAGACTTTTATTTTCCTCTATGTGCTTCATGGTTCGGTCTACCTGATGATTTGAAAACAAGACCTGACCAACAAAAATATAGAATCCGTGGTGGTACGAATGATGAGATGCGTCAGATTTGGTTAAGTAGAGTTGTTCCTTACAGTGAGAGTGTCGGTATAAAGATTCCAGCACACTATGACGCAGAGTGTGGTAAGTTTGTTCTTGATTACGAAGCACCTATTCGATTGAATGAGGAAACAAGAACTTGGGATTATAATGATACAATGAGTTGGGAAGAACAACTAAAAATATGGAAGAAGGGCAGTAAACACAAAGTGCCTAGTATAACAGATGTGCAAACTGAAAGCTGGGGCACAGAACTTTGGTAGGATTTAGTAAAATGTTAGATACAGAATACAAAGTCGTAAAGTTAGTCAGTGGCGAAAACATTATCTGTGAAGTAACAGATTATGGCGAACATTATGAAATCTGTAATCCACTACTCATGAGTGTTATACCTCGGATGAGAAGGGGTGCTGTGACTGAATCACTTGCGTTGTCAAGATGGGTTCAACCTTTCACTGAGCAAAAATATTTTGAGATTGAAAAATCTAAAATAATCCTTACTGCAAATGCATCTGCCGGATTAGCAATCTACTATGAAAAGTGTTTGGAGTCTCACGATCAATACATACATGAAGGGCCCACCCATGAAGAACTAGAAGAAATTGACGAAGAAGAATACAATGAACTTCTAGAAGAACTAGATAATAACGAAGATAAGATTTATCACTGAAGACTCAACATAGTTGATTATACGCATTTTTTACGTGATGTCAAGTCACCTTTGGTACTTGACAAATAATGTGTCATATGTTATTGTGATGAAAGTTTTAGTTAAGGAGTAGTTATGGCTAAACGCAAAAAAGGTGAACATTATGTAGATAACAAAGTTTTTCTACAGGCGATGATTGAGTGGAGAGAGAAATGTGCTGTAGCTGAAGAGGCAGGCAATCAACCGCCACCTGTTACGAACTATATCGGTGAGTGTTTTTTAAAGATTGCAACACATCTTTCCTATCGACCTAATTTTATTAATTATACATACAAGGATGAAATGATTTCAGATGGTATCGAAAACTGCTTACAGTATGCTTCAAACTTCAATCCAGAGAAGTCAAAGAACCCTTTCGCATACTTCACACAAATTATCTACTACGCCTTTTTGCGTAGAATACAAAAAGAGAAAAAACAAACCCATGTCAAGAACAAGATTGTTGAAAAAACAGATCACCAATCGTGGACAACAATGACTTACGACGATAGGTCATATCACATTCCTTACACGTTTGCTATGGAAAATCTTCCTGATGAGGATGTGTACAAACCAAAGAATAAAAAACCAGAGGAAAAAAAGAAAGCTGGTTTAGAACATTTTATGGATGAGGGTGAAACAGACGCAGTTAGAGGATACGATTAATTGAAGATCGCACTTGTAACAGATACACATTTTGGTGCTCGTAACGACAACCAGAATGTGAATGATTACTTCTATAAATTTTATGATAACATCTTTTTTCCAGAGTTGGAGAAGAGAGGTATAACTACGTGTGTGCATCTTGGAGATGTAGTAGACCGTCGCAAGTTTATTAGTTTTAAGATTGCTAATGACTTTCGTCAACGGTTCATCAATCGTTTTGCAGAGTTGGGTATCGACTTACATATCATCATTGGCAACCATGACACTTATTACAAGAACACAAACGAAGTAAACTCTATGGAAGAACTTGTCGGTAGAGACAGGTGCAACATCTACACAGGTCCAGAGGTTGTCGAGTTTGATGGTGTTCCTATTCAGTTCATTCCTTGGATAAACGCAAACAACTATGATGAGTCTATGACTGCACTTTCACATTCCCCCGCACAGATTGCGATGGGACATCTAGAGGTAAATGGATTTGAAATGCATAAAGGTCATTTTGCAGATGGTTCATACGATAAAGAATTGTTTCGCAGATTTGATATCGTGATGAGTGGACATTTTCATCACAAGTCAGATGATGGTCAAATCTATTATCTTGGCACACCATATGAGATTTATTGGAATGACTATGAAGACCCCAGAGGTTTTCATATCTTCGATACAGAGACGCGAGAACTAGAACGTATTGTAAACCCGTATCGTATTTTTGAGAAGGTTTACTACGATGACACCACAACAGATTACACTGACTATGATATGTCTAAACTCAAAGACATGTATGTAAAGGTAATCGTGGTAAACAAGAAAGACCTTTACCAGT